CAACTAACTCAAGGTCCACTAAAGCCTAAAGCTCCGCGAGAACTTACAGAAGATGAGCGGCAAAAACAACAGGATGCAGAGAAAGATGCGGCTGATGGCGTAGAAGATGGACCGCCAAAAATTGTGCATACAATATTTGGTGACATACCGGAACCCCCACAACAAGAGGAACAAGGACTTGCAGGAATGGGGCTTGGCAACACAGGAATAGTTACACAGGTCATGGACCTTCCGATATTTAGTGGATTGATTCCGCGAACCGGAAGCGCGGGCGTTGACGCACTTTCAACCAATGTTGAAAACTTAATCACGCCGACAAATGCGCTGATTGCCATTGGCCTTGGCGGAGCGCCCGCTGCGCTACAAAAAGCGGCTTCGGTTTACTTTGCGGTAGAGATGGGTAAAGGTACGGTCGAACAGAGTAAAGAAGCATACACCGCATATAAAGAAGGTGACATGGACAGGGCGGGGGCGGCACTTGTTGGCGCTGGATTTACAGGACTAATGACAGCCGCGGCGGCGGCGCATGTTAAAAGTGATGCGGATTTCATATTGTTATCCAAAACTCGCGATATCATATCCAAGGCACCGGATGAATTACTTGCAGTTTCCTTAACAGACCCGAAGATTGTTAAGGATCTACATGATGATGCGCCCCGTATCATTATTGACGAATTAAAGCGAAGGGCGGATGCGCTTGCACCAAATGCTGCTGCTGCTGCTGCTGAAGCGGCAGGAACTGCAATGCCTAGCGGCACGGCAGGACCACCAGCAAAGCCTAACGCCTATGATGGGATAGATTCACAGGCAATACAAGACGCTCTGGACGGCAAGAATGGAACAATTCAAAACCCGACAGACAGGGCAGCAGCGATCACAGAACTGGAAAGAAGGCAAGCCAAAGATACTGCTGCTAAAACAACAGAACCGCCTGATCCGGCTGCTACTGCTGTTGGTGTTATCAAGACAACAGCGGCGGCGAATGCTGCTGGCAAGCCCTTCTCGCCACGCATTGAGGAGCCTGGAGCGACTCCTGCCGCGCCCGCTGCGCTGGAGGTTGCTTCACCGGTTGCGCCAAAACCTGAGTCGGTGGCGGAAGCTGCAAAGGCTGCGGCTGATAAGGAGGCATTGCGGCAGGCTGGTGTTGGTGGAATGGGTGGAGCAGAACGAGATGCAATGGAGGCCAGGTTAAAAGCAAGTGCTACATCTAATAAAGAATCTGTAGTGAATCAAGAACGAGCAACTGAAGGATTTGATCCGGTAACAAAAGAAGAAAAGATTGAGAACATTGCCACGCTTGACAATGCGGAAGCGGTATTGGAACAGAATCCAAATAAGGGCAGCGAGATTGTGGCTCGTTTAACTTCCGAAAACCCGCAGGAACGAACTATTTCTCTTCAAGATGGGGCAGTAATGTTGGTGGATCGGAGTAAACTTAAAAGCCAACGCGAGGATGCTGCTAATAGAAGTGTTGATCCAGATCTTTCACAGTTGGAGCGTAATGTTGCAAGGATTACATATTCTGAAATTAACGAAAAAATTCGCAAATTGGACGAAGCAGCTCAGGATGCGCGTTCAACGTGGGGACGATTTGGTCAATTTTGGCAACAAATGTTACGTGATGATTTTACTTTTGACGCATTACGACGGAAAATAGAAGCAGCCAAAGGTGAACGTCTTGATCCAAATAGTCCGGCAGATGCAATAGTTTTGGAAAAACTAAAAGAGGATGCTGCAAAGCACGAAGCGGAAGCCGCCGTCATTGCAGAGCGAGAGAAAGCAAATTTGGAGATCAACGAGCAGAAGCATCGCATCTCGGAATTGGAAAATTTGCTAACGGAAGCTGGAAAAAAGCCCGCCAAGGCTGCGGCAAAGGAACGTATTCCCAATGATTACGTGCCGAATAAGCCGTTTGGCGAAAAGGTCATTGCCTATGCCGACGCCAAGGCAGCGGAAGCACTAATCCGAATCAGGCAGAAGATAGGAGGGCAGCTTGGTAGCGCACCCGATCTTACCATTCTGGCCGACGCGGCAATTTACGGAGCAGCAAAGCTGACGAAGGGCGCTGTTAAATTCACCAAGTGGAGTGCGGAAATGGCGGTGGAACTTAGGGACTGGATCAAACCTCACGCAAAAAAACTTTGGGAGCAATCCAAGGCGCAAGTTGACAATCTTGCATCCGAAGCTCCGCGTGACTTTTCCGCCGAACGCACTGCCACCATAGAAGGTGCAAAGAAAGTTGCCGCCAAGACTGAAAACCGCGCCGATCTTCCTAAGAAACTACAAGGCTACGCCCGCGCATTGGCAAAACAATTCATTGATGAGGGCATGACGGAGATGAAAGACATTGACGCCGCCGTTCATGCGGCGCTGCAAGAGGTCATGCCTGACATCACCCCGCGAGAAAGTGGTCGGGCATGGACGCGCTATGGCGACTGGAAACCGGCATCCACCGAACCGGCAGCAGTGACGTTATCTCAAACATCTGGTGAACGCACGGCCCTCTTAAAACTGGAGGGTGCGCGAGACTTGAACGAAGCGCCAGACAGAACTGGCGTTGGGAGGATTGAGGGAAGCCCGCAGCAGCGCATCACCGAGCGAGAGGCTGCGCGCATTGTCAAATCCAAAGGACTCAAGCCTGTTGATCCAGCCAAGCAGCTCAAGACCGCGCTGGATGCCATAAAAAGCCGCCTGCGAAACAAGAAGGAGGAACTGGACCTCGCAATGGCAACGCGCAAGCGGCTGGTGCGAGACAAGAGCGGAATCGAATATGACGCCGAAGCAAAGCAGCTAAAAGCTGAGGCCGATCAGGCGCAGGCTGATCACGACACCATATTCCCAAAGGAGCCAATTACGGAAACAGAACAGCTTCGACGATTGACAGTCATTGCCGAACGCCAAAACGCGGATTGGCAGCAACGGCTTGCAGATGCCAAAGCCAACAAATTTCCGCCTGGAGAAAAACCACAGGGACCGCTTAATCAGCACCTTCAGTATCTGCGCGACCAAGCCAAAGCGGCGGCGGCGGAAGTGACGCGCCTGCGCGACCTCGATTCAGCTTTTACGGAGAAAAATACTCAGATGGCGCTGGACGCCGCGGCTGACAGACTTTCCGATATTCTGACCAATGGCACTCGGCCAAAGCCAGGTGCAAAGGAGGGGCCGGTCAGTGCAACCGTGGACGCTAAACAACGCCGTAATGCCGCCTTGCAAAAGCTCGTTGCAGATGCGCGAGAGGCCACTGGCGAGAATGCGGCAAAGATTGGCCGTGCGCTCGATGCGGAAATTGCTAGGGTTGATAAGGAACTCACCGAGGGCACACGCCGCGCCAATCCTAACGAGCGCATTGACACGCCGGAAAATGAACAAAAACGGGCCGAATTGGAGGCTATGCGGGACTTGCGAAAGGAAATCGACGCCAAGCCAAAACTATCGCCCGCCATGCGTTTACTGCGCGACGAGCGCGCACGTCTAACACGCAGCATTGCCGATAAGACCATGCGCCGTTTTACTAACCAGTTCAAGCCGGAAGCCAAAGCTGCCAAGCCTGTGCCATTGACTCCGGAGGAAATTAAGGCGGACATGGAGTTGAATACGCTACGGGCGGAGCATAAACGTACGGAACTTAAATTTAAACAGGCAGAAGCAGCTTATGAACGCAAGAACAGAACAACCTCTGTTAAGATATTTGAAGGTATTTCCGAATGGTCACGCACGGCAATATTGGCTGGTACAAAAGTAATTGGAAAATTGACCAGTGCAGCGGCAGAAATTATAGCTGCTGCTCCAATTGAACAAGCTGTTGGCGCTGCGGTTTCTAAAATCCTACCACGTTCTATTCGTGAGAAAGCGACTACGCGTAGCCAGTTTTCAATAGAAACAGAAATAAAAGCTGTGACGGAAACTTTTAGAAACTTTATTAAAGATGCAAAGGACGCCTTTAAAACTGGCAACACTGATATTGATTTGCTTTATGGCGATCCGCGTGTAATGCCACCTGAATTAAAAAACTATTTAGGAAACATGCACTATGCTTTAAAATCTCCGGCTGCGCGCAATGCTTGGGTGCGATATTTTGAGTATCAAATGAAAAGTGAAGCAAAGGCATCTGCAAGACGTGGTGAGGTATTTAATCCGCGCGATCCAATGACTCAACTTCGTATTGGGCAGGAAGCATATAAACGCGCGGCTAAACCTTCAATTTTTAGCGAGGATAATGTGGTATCAAATACATATAAAGCTGCGCTCGGATACCTTAAAAAAATTAAAAACGAACGTGGCGAACCAATGTTTTCTGCTCAAGTTTTAAAACTTGCAGCTGATTTTTCGCTGCCAATTGTAAAAATTCCTACTAATATTGTAGCTCGCATTTTTGAATACTCATTTGGAACACTTATGGCCCCAGCTCGTATTGGCAATGCTGGACTGCGCGGCATATTTATGGAGAAAAAAGCAACTGGTGAATTTAATTTACGAGAGGGATTTCGCAAAGGACTTGAAAATTTAAAACCAGAAGAAGTTGACATAATAATCCGAAATCTAGCGCGCGGATCACTAGGTGCAACATTGTTGGCAATTGGATTTGTTATGCCTAATTCATTTGGTGGTTATTATTCGCGTGGACAAAAACGCAATGACAATGATGTAGAGTTTGGCGGAATGCGATTTTATGGGGTTGATGTTCCGCGCTGGATGGTTCACAATCCGCTTCTAGAACAAGTGCAAATTGGAGCTACGCTTCGTCGAGTAGCAAACAGCAAACTTAAAAAAAGTGATAGTAAGACACAAGGACTTGCAGTGGGCGCTTTGGCAGCTTATCTTGGAGTCTTAGAGGAAGCCCCTATGGTTAGCGAAATGCTTGACATAGCCGCTTTCCGCAACAAACCAGATGTTGGAAGCATTGGTGGAGGTATAACCGGACGTTTTGTGCCTCAATTTATTAAAGAAACTGCAAGAGCCTTAGATAAGGATTCAAAAGGCAAGCCAATTCAACGAGAACCGGAAAACCAATGGGAGCGATTTGAGATGAATTTTCCTTACTTGCGAACGCGTGTAAAAAGAAAACAAATAAAACAACGCAGATGATTGCGGTGCCATTAAAAGCCAAGCCCGCGCCGCGCATTAGTTACGACAACTTTGCGTTGCCTCCCGGTTACGAGCCGTGGCATCTGTGTTTGACTAAGTTTGGACTTGGTAAGGGCGAGGAAAAACTAAAATGGTTTAAACGTCTTGTTACTGAGCTTTGGCCGGAACCGCTATTCATGTGGGACAGGTGGAGCGACCTGTTCTTTGGCGCGTTGTGCGGTGCGAAAGAAACTGTTGAACAAACTATTGGCGCAAAGATTGAATCCGATTATCCTTGGTGGGAGCAATTAACAGCTACAGGAGCAGCGGGATGTATTGACGCCAACACACGGATACTTGATCCAACTACCGGGGAATCCCCTACCGTCGAACAACGTTACAAAAGCGGAAAGCCGTCGTGGGTAATGACACTTGGAGGTCCGATTCTGGCGGACGTTCCGTTCATAAAAGGAACGGCAGAACTATTTGAGGTTCTATTGGATGACGGATCAAAATTTACCGCCACGGCAAATCATCGAGTTCTTACGCCGGATGGATACAGGTTTGTTTCCGAGCTTTCCGTCGGTTCAACGCTGACAGGATACGCGATTTCCCATCCTCAGACCACTTTGGGCATTGCCCCTTTAGTTCAGAACGAAGATGCGCGCCATTGCTTGAGTAAAGCTCAAGATTCTCAATCCGATTATCGTCCTTCTTTTTGTTCCGGTGATGAACCACCTCTGTTTTCAAAAGCGGTCGGCCAATGTGATTTGACATTACCAATCGGTGCTCAAGAACATATCTCTTCCTCATCCTTGTCGCCATCGGATGACCCGGCATGTAAAGCAGAACGTAGCCATCCTCATCAATCACGCGGCCACCATTCCATGTGGAGCACCGCTCACCCTTCCACGCAGTTGGAAAAGTCCTTGTCTCTCCATTCCTGCGAAGAAATAGAGATACACGAGTGTGTGTTGTCCCAATCCTCTTGCCAATCTGGCTCAGAGAACAACCTTTTGCGTTCATCTCAAAAACAAGAGTGCGATTCTTTTCACAGGCACCAAGCGGGCCATGTCGAGGAGCAGGAATTTCATTCATGGGCTGACTGTACGGTGCAGCGGAGACTGGTGCAAGCAATAACGGGTGTTGGAAGCAGAATTTATTACGATCTGACAGTGCCGGAGCAGCACCACTATTTTGCGGAGGGTGCCATTCATCACAACACTGGCAAAAGTTCTAGAGCCGCGTTGTGGGTTCTTTGCAACTGGCTGTGCGCCCGCGAGCATACAACCTGTATGTTGACCTCAACCAGCGTTACTGCGCTTAAACAGCGTATCTGGAGCGAACTGGTGGACTGGATACAGAAGTGCAAGCATCCATTGTCTGATCCCACGATTGGCTGGTTACAAATTGTGCCATCCGACACCATTATTCGATGGAGCGGTGAGGATACAAAAAGCGCGATCTTTGGGCGTGCAGTCGATCAAGGAGGTTCTGTGGATAACGCGGTTGGGCGCATCAAAGGTATTCATAATCGTCGCGTGTTTGTTGTGACGGATGAGATGACGGCTATGCCCGAGGCTATTGCCAAGGCGTGTCGCAACTTAGATTCTGGCACAATGGAGTTTCAGTTTATCGGACTGGGCAACGCCACTGACTATTCTGACCAACACGGCATTTACTGTGAGCCGATGGATGGTTGGAACAGCGTTACGGTGAATGACGAGTTCTGGTTGACCAAGCTGGGCGGTTGTTGCGTGCATTTGGATGGTCACAAGTCGCCATCATTGGATAATCCGGCCAAGTATCACTTTTACATTGGACGCAAAAAGCTGGAAAAGGATGCGCGATTCTTTGGCGGAGAGAACACCCCTGACTACTGGCGCGAGTGCCGAGGCTTTTGGGCACCGTCTGGATTGTCCACAACGGTCATGGATGCGTTCCTGCTGTCACAGTTCAATACCGCTGACAAAGCTATGTGGAAGGCGCGCTGGGAGATGGGCGCTGGCTTTGACGTAGCGTTTGAGGGCGGCGACAGGCGCGTGCTTTATCCGTTCAAGTTTGGCGAGTTTGCCAGCGGCGTTAAAGGCATTGAGTTTCAAGCCCCGGTCATTGTGAACATCGACATGACGCAGGACAAACGCTTCATCCACTACGGCATTGCTGCTGCCGTGGAAGAGACATGCCGGAACTACAAGATTGACGGCAAGCCGCATCCAATTCTACCCCACAACCTGGCGTGTGACGTAACAGGCGAGGGTGCCGGTCCGTTTGGCATTATGTCAGGAAGCTGGTCACGCGACATTATTCCCGTGGAGTTCGGTGGAGCAGCGGAAAAGACCGCGGTATCCGCAGATCGACCAACAACGTGGCATGAGCTTTACGGGAACAAAGTGACGGAAATTTGGTATTCGATGCGTCGATTTATTGAAGGCGGACAGGTTAGAGGGCTTACCGACGCCGACACAATCCGCGAGTTGACTTCCCGCGATTACGTCCGTAAGAACAACAAGACTCATGTGCTGCCCAAGAGCGAGATGAAAAAGCTAAAGTCTCGCAGTCCCGATTTGGCGGATGCAGCCTGCATTGCCGCCTTTGTCCTTCGCAAGAAGGGGATTATGCCAGCAAGCGTAGCGGACAATGTGGTGATAGATTCAACCGCTTGGAACGCGGCTGCTGAGAAAATGAACATGGAAGGAAACGAATCAGACTACGAAGATTCAAATTCAGCTTTTGCAATATGAACGAGATGACGCTAACCAACAAAACAATGGTGCCTCCTGGGGGATACCCGTTTAAACATCCAGCTACCGGCCACAATTTCAACAGTGGCACATACTCCCTCTTGCTTGGGCAGGTTCGTGACTACTGCACCGCCAACGGTTTCCCGCCAATTGACGAGCTAGACATTGAGCAATACATCTGCGAGCAGCTTGGAGCAAAGACCGCCCGCCGTTTTTGTTCTGGTGACGGTATTTCGGTTAACGGAGTTGATTTAGACTGGCGCGATATATGGAACGGCACAAAGGTTATGGCGTCATTTATTGCTGGTGGACGCCAAACTGTGGATCGCGCCGAGGCCGAACGACGTGCTGCTATATGTTTTCTGTGCAGCCGGAACGCTAAATACTCTAGGCCATGTGGAGGAGACTGCACAGAGCTTGCGGAACTGATTGTTTCCGTTGTTGGCGGTGAAGGAACATCCATAGATTTGGACCTCCACGCCTGTTCGGTTTGCAAATGCAGCAACAAAGCACAGGTCTGGGTGCCGATTGAGCATCTAAAACGTGGCGTTACACCGGAAATGATGGGGCTTTTCCCACAAAAATGCTGGAAAAAACAAGAAATTGAGGCGCTGGACGCAGAAACAAATTGACTACTTACGTAAATAACGTAAAAACTACCCACAGATGTATAACCAAGAGACTCCAGATGGAAAACTTGCTGACCTGACCGAGTCGGGTGAGGTGGTAAAATCTCGCGTCTCGAACCCTAAACATGCGTTAAAGATCTGTCAGCGATTTGTCAACGACGACAGGCTGCGGGCTGCTCGTCGCGCCAAGGTTCAAGGCGCATTTGACGGCAACGCGCCAAAGGCGCAGAACGATCTTGTTCGGGCCGGGCGCGGCAACGACTCCAATCTAAACTTTAAGCGGCATCGCGGGAACATTATGAACGCGTGGACGCCGTTCTTCGACATGGTGTGCGAGGTTCCTTTGTGCATTGATGGCGATTTGGAATATGCCGACTCGGCGCAGGACGCAGAATTGATGCGTGGATTTGCTGAGTATTTCCATAGCATGGTCTTCAACTGGCGCGGGTTTGATGAAATGAGCCAGCTTTGCGACTTGCAGATGCTCCTGCATGGCCCTGGCATCTTGGCATGGGAGGATTCCTTGGACTGGCGACCAAAAGCAATTCTGGCTGGAAACATCTACTTCCCAGACGGCACCGAGATTTCCTTGGACAATTGCGAGATGGCAATGGTCTTTACGCCAATGAGCGCAGGACAGCTTTGGCGCAAGATTGAGAACGAGAAGGCGGCAACAGCAGCGGGCTGGAATGTTGAAGCAGTAAAATCTGTCATCATGGACAGCGCCAACAACAACAGCGATGCCTACGGCTGGAATCGCGATTGGCAGAGGTGGAATCAGGCGTTTAAGAATGGCGACATCTACGTGACCCAAACGCAGACCAAGCGAATCTCGCTTTACACGTTGTTTGTTGAGGAAATGGACGGAACAATTTCTCAAAAGATTGTTCCTGCAAAAGATGGGGTGGCAGATTATGCATTTCTTTTTGACAGCGAAAGCAAGTATGAGGGGTGGGATCAGTGCCTTTGCTTGTTCCCTTACGACATTGGGGCAGACGGAACGTATCATTCCATCAAGGGGCTTGGCACGGACATCTACCCATTCTGTGCGTTGCTTAACCAGATCGACAATAGCATTGCAGATCTTGTGGTGACGGGCATTAAACCGATGTGGCAACCGACCACAAACTCCAAGCTGGAAGACTTTAAGATGGTCAAATGGGGTGGTGGCAACTTCATCCCAAACGGGATCAATCCGCTCCAATTGAACATGAGTCAGGGGATCAACCCTGCGCTACAGGTTTCTGCTGCGTTTACGCAAACGCTAATCCAGAACACGGCAGCATCTAGCCAGCAAGATTTGAGCGCTCCTACGGTGGAGGAAACCGCCAAGGGCGCGATGATTCGCGCTGCTGAACGTGCAAAGATTTCCAAGGGTTTGTATAACCGTTATATGCGGTGCAAAGACCGGCAGTATTCGGAAATGTGGCGCAGGGCAACAAACCCTAATTTAAAGTCGTATCATCCAGGCGCAAAAGAAGCGTTAAAGTTTCAAGAGCGATGCTATATGCTTTGCGACAAACTTGGGGTTGAACGCGAAGCATTGCAGGCCGTTACGAACATCCGCGCCAATCGTTCGCTGGGACTAGGAAGCGCAGCTATGCGGATTGAAATTGTCAATCAGTTGATGGCAAACATCGACCGCTTTGATGAGATTGGACAAAACGAAATCAAGCGCCAGTTTGTTTCCGTGATGACAAGTTACCACAGTGTGGACTCAATCATTCCCAGCATTACAACTGGGCGAGACGCTACAAACGATTCTGCGTTGGCAGCGCAGGAGGACAATGGTTTCTCCATGTTGGGCGAAGAGGCACAGGCCATAGTAGCTCCAAGACAGAATCACGTTCTCCACTTGGAGGTTCATATTCCGTCTATGCAGAAAGACATGGAAATGTGTCAAGCCGGAGAGCAGGAACCAGAAGAATGTTACGACCGTCTGGAAGCAAAAGGCAAACACGCGGAAGAGCATCTTGCAAGATTGGCTTCAAATCCCACACGCCAAAAAGAATACAGAGCGTTTAATGGCGCACTTGATGAATTGGCTGCGTTTAAGGACGAGATTAAAGCCATGCTGGAACAACAGGAAGAAGACGCGCCACCGCCGCCCGATCAGCCGACGCCGGAGATGGCAAAGGTGCAGGGCAATCTGGAAATCAAAGCGCAGAAGGAACAATCTACAATGGCGCTTCGTCAACAGAAGCAACAGTTTGAACAGCAGATGAAGTTGCAACAGGCGCAATTTGATAAGGCTCTGGCTGATGCTAAAGCTGCGGCAGACATCAATCGTTCTACAGCAGAGAGTCGCGCTTATACCGCGATGGACATGGAAAAACGAAAACCAAAAATTGAAGAAACCGAAGTAATTGAAGAACCGATGAGCAATGACTAAAGCAGATTTTATTAAAGAGTGGGGCGCTGACTGGCGCAAACTGGCAGGCAAACCAGTATTCTCGGCGTTGCTATCAGCAATAGACGACGAAAGCCCTTCGCGAATTATTACAGCGCGAAGTGATGCAGATGTGCTACATGGCGGACCTGTGCTTGCTGCTGAGATTCGTGGACACGAACGGTTGCGGGCTTTTCTGGTTTCCCTTTCCACAGAGCAAGACAAACACTTTGAACCAGACGACAAATTCTCCGAGTCAGAAACCATCTAATACCAAAACAATATGAGTACCACCATTGCAGAAACATCGCCAGCCGAAACCAAATCAAGTCCGTTTAGCGCGGCATTAGAAAATGCGTTTAAAGGAGATAACGCTTTGCCTGTTGAAACCGAAAGCCCATCACAGGAACCAATTGAGGTTGCAAAGGAAAGCTCCAAGTCGGTTCCTGACGCTTTGTTTAAAAAGCCCGACTCCGATACCCGATCCGTTGAAGAATCGTTGCCAGAAAAAACTGCTGTGGATGAAATTGCCGAGCCGCCAAAACTGGATGCCAAGGGCAAGGCTGGCTGGGAGGCATTGAAGAAAACAGCGCGAGAAGAATCCGCCAAGCGGTCGGAACTAGAACGGCAAATTGAAGATTGGAAATCCAAAGGCCGCGATCCTGAGACACTGGAAAAACACCTTTCCGAGCGCGACAAACGAATTGCTGACTACGAAGAGCGTGTTGCTCGCATTGATTTAGAGCTTACAGAGAGCTTCAAACGAGACATCATTGAACCGCGCCAAAAGGAAATTGGTAAAGCCAAGGCGCTTGCGGATGAGATGGAAGTCAATCCAGACGAAATGAGTTCTGCTCTTAACTTGAGGGGTAAGGCTCGTTCTAATGCGCTTCGTGAAATGGGAATTGATCCTGATGGCGGTCGCATTAGCCGTATCATGGACAACCTGGACGAACTCCATGATCGTGCCGAGTATGATCGTGCAAATGCCAAACAAGCTCTGGAATACCGCATTGAACGCGAGCGCATGGAAAAACTGTCCGAGCATGGCGAGTTTGTAAAAAACAAGTTCTTGCAATTTGATGACATGACCAAACGGATGCGATCAAAGCTGGAAATCTTAAATCAAGTAGATGGACATGAGGACTGGAACACCAAGTCAAGGGGGGTAGTAGAAAGCGCACGCGCCTACATTCAGGACAATCCTTATGCCGATGTGGAAGCGGTAATTGAGGCCAAGTCCATGCCAGTATATCGCGAACTGTTTCTGGAAACCCGCGAGCGTGAGGCTGCGCTGGAATCCAGGGTGGCAGAAATGGAGAAGGAGTTGAAAGCCATTCATGGACGCTCGCCTTCTCTGACGCAACGAGGACAAACGGCAACCACTGGCAATTCAAAACCGTTTAGCTCTATGATCGCGGAGGCGTTTGGACAATGATCCTTGTTATTGCGTTCTGTCATAAAGACAAAGCAAAAGCCGTTCGTCTTGCCAACTGGATTGCAGAGTTGGGTGGCACTAACCGACACGATCTTTTGCTTGGGTATCACGAAGACACCACACCGGACCCAATTCACGAAATCCTTAAGCCCCACTTCAACCACGTTGGCGGATTCAAGATCAGCGACTCGGAGACAAACTATCCGGCAATTGCCAATATCATGTGGCATGAGTGCTTGAAAACTGTTGCAGATCAATTTAATGTACCGTGGTTTTGGATGGAGCCAGACGCCGTTCCGTTGACACCGGATTGGCTAGACAAAATTGAGGACGAGTATCTTAAGGCCAAGAAGCCCTTTATGCTTGATCGCGTAATTACGCCAACACGCTCACACAACAGCGGCGTTGGAGTGTATCCTGGCAGAGTGCGCGACTACACTACGCGCCTGTGCGAGCTTTCAAACGTGCCGTGGGATGTGTTTCTAGCCGAAGATATCACGCCGTTCACACATCACACAGAACTAATCCACGACAAATTCTATCGTGTTTGGGACGACCCTGAAAGCGGACCTCCAGTTTTTCCTGACGCTAATTCTCTTTCCATTATGGAACCAAGTGCCGTGTTGTTTCATCGAAACAAGGACGGCAGCTTGATTGAACGTCTTCGCGAATCGCGGGGTAGTGTAAGTGTAACACACCCCGTTCTCATCGGCGGGGAGATTGCCGGTGCAACCCCGGCCCCCGCAACTGTTGATGTTGCTGCAATGCTTCGTCAAATCGCTGAATTGCAGGAAAAGCTAAAAGCGCAAACTGTAACAACTCCGGTTACAGATGGGAAAAAGCAGCGCACGCCAACGCAGATTCAAGCCGCAAAAGATCGCATGGCAAAAGCGCGAGCAGGGAGAAAGTTGTGAACTGCGACATCTTCATTCGTAGCTACGAAAAGGATTTCGAGTGGCTGAAATATTGCCTTCGTTCAATCCAGAGATTTGCTACCGGATTTAGAAACGTAATTGTGGTGGTTCCAAATGGGCAAACGCCACCAACCGGACCAGTCGAAAAGGTTTTCTATGTCCATGAAGGATGCGATGGATACATGCATCAGCAGCTAACCAAGCTGCACGCGGACTGCTTTTCCGATGCCGAAGTGTTTCTGTTTATGGACAGTGATACCATATTCACTCGGCCAATTTCGGCCCGTAATGCGTTTGATTCGTGGCTCTACACACCATACTCCAGTTTAAATGATCCAAACACGATGACATGGAGGAAGGTTGTGGAGAAAGCCATCGGAGTATTTCCAGAATACGAGTTTATGCGAAGGCATCCGTTGAGCGTCCAGAAATGGATGCTGCAAGGATTGCGCGACTTCTTTTGGCAGAAACACGGCATGAGCTTGGAAAGTTACATCATCGCGCAGCCGGGCCATGAGTTCAGCGAGTGGAATGTTATCGGAGCGTGGCTGTGGTATTTTCATCGCAGCAAGGTGCAATGGCAGAACACCGACGAGAAATTGGGAGTTCCGTTTGTCCATCAGTCGTATTCTTGGGGTGGACTCAACGATGATATTCGCAAGAACCTGGAGGCGGCGCTGGCATGAGCAGTGTGCTCGTGCTTGTTCTAAGCTCTCGCCGCGAACCGTGGGGCGATCTGATGGATGTCTCACTGGCAACGTGGGATGCTGACCCCCATCCTGATGTGCAGACGCTTTACTACTGCGCCCACGGCAGCAATCAGCTTATCCGTGACAATGTGCGATATTCGGCAATGGAAGATTCCTTGGAGAATATCAGCCCCCGCACTTTGGAAGCGTTTGGATGGGCGCTGGAACTGCCGGATTGGAAGTATTTGGCGCGACCTAACTCAAGCTGCTACGTACATAAGGGCAATCTAGCCAAGCATTGCGACACGTTGCCGGAGACGGACGTATTGCGAGGTGCATGGGCTGGCGGCGATTCAGCCAATCCGTCTGTTGGATTTCTATGGGGAGGCGGGCAATACATCATATCGCGTGATGTTGTGGAGCGCATGGGCAAAGCTGGGGCTGGGTGGAAGAACGGACTCATGGATGACGAGGCCATAACGGACTGCGCCAAAGGGGTTGGGATTTCAATGAATCAAGGGTGCGTCTTTGCTACGATTGATGATCAGTTTGAGGGGAAGTGGTTGTGCATGTGTTACGGGCTTGGTGAACCGTTTACATTTACCGACTTTGCCGACTTAAAAAAAGCCAAGGGGCATTTTTTCTTTCGCGTAAAGCAAGATCATAATAGGCGGCTAGATGAAAAGCTGATGCGGGAGCTAAAGAAGAACCTACCATGATCTACACCTTTGACACCAAGCGGGCGCAACTGCGGGATGGATTCTATCAGACCGGCAGCGGGCCGCGTTGTGTGTTGATTGTCGGTTCCTGCCGGACAATGGCGTTCTTAAACTATCTTGCAGCGTGGAATGAAGTAAGCGGAAACGGTTTTACGATCCGCTATATCAACCCGTTTGACTGGCACTGGAACGCAGCAGACGAACTGGTGGACTTAGAGAAGGCAATTGATGCTCTAGAAATTAACAGCGGAATCCTTGGTGTAATAGGCAACACCGAGATATTCATTCACGAACACTACGGAAACTACGGGATGTTCAATACGTCGAGAGACGCTGCAAAGAATATCTATCAGTTCGGAATGAACGCGAACACGGACATTGGTATTCCAAACTTTCACGATCACTTCATTCTCTACAACGATTTTGCGGCGTTCGGTGAAGTGCCAGAGGATTGGAAAGAGCGTGGGTTAGCGGCAGTCGATAAGTTCTGTGACCTCTGCGCTAAGACCAGTTTTCCAGAAATGGCTGAATACTTCCGAAACAACTGGCAAAACATGCGCTTGTTCTGGACTCCAAACCATACCAGCGGGGCGTTTACACTTTACCTGTTTCGCAGGATGAATGAAGTCTTCCTACATCTTCCACTAGACAATGATTTCTGGCAGCGGATTGGTGGTGACGATATGTTCCGCGATCCACATACTCCCGTTCACCAAAAGGACATCGAAGCATACAAACTTACATGGAATCACTAACTGACATTTTTACGCGCATTGGGCATTTTGGAAGCGATGCTGGTCATAATGACAAAGGATCAACTCATTCCTACATTGAATCATACGAGCGTTTGTTTTCGCCGTATCGGGAATTTGCCGACGTTCTGGAAATTGGACTGGCATCAGGAAAGTCACTGGACTTGTGGGGTGAATACTTCGGACCCAAAAGCACTATAACCGGTGTGGACATTTCCGTGGTGTTTGACACGTCGCGATTCCAACCACCGCGATTTAATGTGATCCAGGCAGATGCAACAAGCCAAGCGGCTATTGTTGCGCTTGGTCAAACAAAGTTCGACATCATCATTGATGACGGAAGCCATATGCAAGCCGACCAAGAGGCAGCGTTTCGCTTGCTATCACCGCGAGTCAAGGAAGGTGGTCTTTACATTATTGAAGACATCCTCAGTCCCGAATCTAGCGTCCCATCGCTTCGCGCACTTCATCCAAACTGCGAGGTAATCGACCTGCGAGGAGTGAAGGGACGGTTTGATGACATGCTGTTGGTTTATCGTTTCTAATTATGAAAATGCTCGTCACAGGAAAAAGCGGGTTTGTAGGTCGTCACGTTGTCCGTGAGTTGGAAAGCCGTGATGTCGAGATTGTGCCAGACTTTACTGACCGTCCCGAGGGGGTGATCCATCTTGGCTGGGGCCATCTTCCTAACTACGAATCATATCTGCACTCGGCGCAGGTCCAGTGGCATCACGGATTTCTTAGCGCGGTCATCGGAGACGGCATCACAAACATTACCGCAGCGGGAAGCTGCTTGGAGTTGGTGGACGATCCTCCGGTTTATGGACTTGCCAAGATTAGCGTCCGCGACGGTTTGTTGTGGCGGCTCCCTACGGCCAAGTGGGTTCGGTTCTGGAATGTCTATGGGCCAGGGCAACGCGAAGAATGTTTGCTGCCGAGTCTTCGGCGCGCAATGGAGCGTGGAGACGAATCTTTTCAAGTCATTGACGGAATGCGCGATTTCATCCCTGTTCAGGATGCGGCAAAGCGGCTGGTGGATATTGCGCTGCAAGAGGAGGAGTCTGGCGTATTCGATTGCGGAAGCGGAACTGCCGTTCCAGTGATTGATTTCTGCCGCAAATTCACAGGTGATAGCACGATCCGACTGGAAACAGGATACCCGATGCCTTCATACGAACCAAAAGTGTTTTCAATCCGCAACCGCAATGAACACGGCGATAGATAGATGTTTGTGCTGCGAGGGGGCGCTGGTTCCTCTGGTAAACTTTGGGCAGATGCCGTTGGTAAATACCTACGGTGTGACGGAAAAGTTTCCGTTGGCGGTCAACCGCTGCAAGATTTGCTGCCATTTGCAGTTGTCGGAGGCGGTTGATCCGCTGGTGCTTTACAGTGATTACGCCTACTGTTCTGGAACTGGAAAAACTGCATCGGACTTCTTTTCAGGGTTTGCTCGCACGGCGCTGTCCTACGTTCCAAATGCCAAACGGGTTCTAGACATCGCCAGCAATGACGGGAGCCAATTAGATGCGTTTAAGTCACTCGGGCTTTTAACGTCGGGAGTTGACCCGGCAGAAAATCTGGCAGGAATTGCCGCAGCCAAAGGGCATCTCATTCGCATTTCGCTTTTTGAGGATGTTAAATTCCAGTCAAACGAGACATTTGACATCATCACCGCGCAGAATGTGGTGGCGCACACGCACCGGCCAGTGGAGTTCCTGTCCCGATGCGCGGACATTATGCACAAGGAGTCGCGGCTGTTTGTCGCCACTTCGCAGGCAAACATGGTGGTGTTGGGCGAGTGCGACACGATCTACCACGAACACGTCAGCTACTTCAACGCCGGGTCAATGAAGCGGTTAGCCGAGCGCGCCGGACTGCGGCTGCTGGACATTGTGATGAACGACATCCACGGCACCAGCTACGTTTTTGTGCTTGGAGTCGCTGGCGAGCCGTCCGTCCGTGTGGCGCAACGGATGCAATGGGAGAATGCGGTGGGGCTGACTAGACCAGGGCTTTACAGATGGTGGAAAACCCATATTGCAGAGAAGATTGAGCGGCTGGGCAGAACGATTGACGGATTCAAGAAGGATGGATTCCTCACTGTTGGCTGCGGAGCGGCGGCAAAGGGCATTTCCATGCTTAACATGGCAGGGGCAAAATTGGACGTGCTGGCCGACAACACGCCGACAAAACATTACAAGGTGACGAGCGGGATGCTGATTATGCCGTTTGACGAGATTGCCAATCTAAAAGAACCAAAGATGTTGTTCGTTGTGCTGGCGTGGAATGTGGGCGTGGAGATTCGCCGCAACGTGGAGAAATTGCGAAGCAGAACGGAAGACGTATTTATTGAGATTCGCTAAAATAACATTTGACGTTTTTAAGGAACCACCGTAGAAACCCGTTCAGAGGTTCTATTAAGCCGTGCTCCTCCGGTAAAAAACTTGGGCTGTATCACAGGAATTGGCCCGCCTGAAACCAAAACGTGCGCCCGCTATCGGCGGGAATTTCGCACGGTTTCACGTCCACAAATACGCAGTTTTACTTACCCACTATCATGGCCTGTCCCAATCCGTTTGCAGCAATTCAAATCGCTACCGAGCATCTCGGCAGCGAAATCTATGGTATCCCAACTCCGGCGACACCTTACTTTAACTTCGTCGAACGCGGCGTGTTTCCTCGAAACATGGGCGTTACGATGTCAACCTTCATCGCTGGCCGCGTCGAGCCTGACAGCAAATCTGCTGGCTGGTCTGCCGTTACCTTGGACAGCGCGGGATCCGGTTCCACCGGCCCGTCCATTACTGGCGGTATCTGCGCGGACAGCTTCACTTCTGTCCCTGTTGGATTTGATACGCTGCAATACTCGCCCCGCAAGCTCCAGCTTCAGGGACCGTCTATTTGCCGCGATACGCTTAGTTTCGCGCATCAGCCCACGAAGTTCATCCAGCAGCACTACATCCCGTCTCTCGCCCACTATGTGAAGCGCAAGATCGACTTGGAGTTCCGCGACCAGATCATCAAGTTCTCGAACAAGATGTCGCTGGCGGCTGGTGGATTCTCCAACGTCGTAACCGCATCTACCAATCCGACCATCAAGCCAACTTCGCAGTTGAACTGGTCTTGGCTGGACGGCGTAGCTGTTCGCCTTATTGGCGACGGTGCTGCCAACTCAGACGGCGAAGAAATTGAGATGGGGCCAGACGGTCCTGTGTTCCCGGCCTTCATCGGCCTGGAGGCTCTCAATCGCTTGTTCCAGAACGGTTCGGCTTCTTCGCCCAACGCCTTCCGGCAGGACTTCCAGTATGCCGACTCGGGCAAAGGCGCAATGGCTCAGACTCTGAAATCCATTGGCGCTTCCCGGCAGATCAAAAACTTCCGGTTTGCTCCGGTTGTGAATCCTCCGCGCTTTACCTACAACAACTCTATTCTTGTTGAAGTTGAGCAGTTTGAGTTTGTCTCTGCAACCCACGGCCAGAAGTCCACCGAAACCAGCGCATATCAGAACGCCGAATACGAAGCCATCGTCATTCCGCATCGTCGCCAGTTCAAGGCGGACATCCTGACTCCTGACAACGCCGGGCTTGATTATGAGCCGTCTATGTGGACGGGCGACTGGAAGTTCATCACTGGCGGCGAGCGTATCGTATCCAACAACGTGTGCTTTGATCCTATGCACAAGTGGGGCGCGCACTTTGCCGAGTTCATCTACGCACCGGAACCGATCCACACCAACTACGGCTGGGTTTTGTTCTACAAGCGGTGCCAGAACGATCAGTCGCTTACGGTCTGCACCAGCGGTCTGTAAACAAAACCAACCCTCAACCGGGGCGTCCTGCGAAAGCGGGACGCCCTTTTTGGGTGAAAACTTATGGCGAATATTACCGTAACGCTCTATTGGGACATGGATCTTCGCAAGTGGACAACCACTTTAGGGGGCACCACAGAGACAGACCCAATTCAAGGGCTGGTCCAAGGCGACATTGTAAAATTTGCAGTGCGTTTTGTGCAAACTGGAGTGGCGGTGGTATTGGCTGCACCGGTTTTTACGGCATCTGGGATAAAAGCTGACAACGACTTTACGGGCAGCTACCTGATCCAGCTTTCGGCACCTGTGTTGAGCGACACCACGCTCTACACGTTCACGGTAAACCCGCTCAACAGCGCGCAACTTAACACGTTCTTGCAGACGTATCGCAATACGTGGTGTGCGCTAGAAATCTACGACTCGGCCAACGGCATCCTGACAACTCCGCTGGAACTGCAAATCATGCCAGGCTACAGCCTGAGCGGAACGCCAACGGACAATGTGGCTGGCGTTATTGCAGTCGCAGCAGGCAAGACAGTCACCTTCCCGCAAAGCCT